TGAGCTTGTACTGCCATGATTCTAGCTTTTGTAATATTAACGGCTGAACCACTTGCATATTTTTGCATTTGGCCATCTGCTGTGAGCGCTATAGTTTGTCTTACATTTCCTATTGCCATATTTTTTCCTTATTCTGTGAGCTCCCGAAGGAGCTCACAAAATTATTTATTTATTACGATGCAAAAACAAATGCACCCGTTACTGCTGCTGCAGCACTTGCGAAATCATAAGAGATAACCCAAGTTCCTTTTTCATAACATACGAAATAAAGTTTTCCGCTTGTAGTTAAAAGGTTTGTTGCCGCGTCTGCAGGAGTGAACGTTAATAAAGTTTCGTTAGCTGCTGAAGAATCAAAAGAAACTTCTGAGCTACCTCTACTCTCAATTATAGATCCAGTTTTGTAAACATCTGAACCTGCACAATCGAAAGAAAGCGTAGCTGTTCCTCCAGCTGTGTCTTTAGTTTGAACATAAACTACTACTGTCCCAGCTGATGCTGCAGGCAATGTAGCTGCGCATGCTGCTGCTCCAGTATAATTTACATAAGATATAGTGTCAGCTGCAAGTGTTATTGTAGACGACGTTGCTACATCTGATAAAGATAAGCCAGTTAAATCTGGTAACTGTGAGCTATATCTAGTTGTTACTGCACCAGTCGTAGTGTTTTTAGTTGCTACTTGAAAACCCTTTTCCGAACGTACTGGTCCATTAAACGTAGTGTTTGCCATGATTATAATCCTCCTAGTTTGTGAATCTAGTCTCTAGGCCGTCGAGTATACTCGTCTAGATTCATTAAATAATTGTATACTGATTTAGATATAGCGCACTTTTAGATAGAGCGCAAGCGATACTGTAGTCGGAAATGAATTTCGGATATGTAGCTTTTATCTAAGTGGCTACTGACACTTCAGGCCTTGTAACAGAGATCTTATTATTAAGATCTTCTATACGAGCTTCTTCTAATTTGATTTGAGTAATAATGCGTTTTATCTCTGCATCAATCTCAACCATATTCAGGTTATATTTTCCTGACTTAAGATGCTCCTGCTCCCAACTTAACTCCAAGGACTTCTTTTGTTTGTATAGGTCCTCGATCATGATTAACCTCCTCATAGGTAATCCATTTACCTTTTTTATTGGTAAATCCATCAGATTCAAACATTACCTCATTTTTTCCCAATTTGTCAAGGATAGAGTTTTCAATACCTTGAGGAGTATCTTCTGCCATAACATTAAAGTCAGCATAATACCCATTGTATCGAATTTGAATTCTGAAGTTTTTCATAAGTCTAATTTCTTACTTTATAGTCGAAATGTGGCCGTTTTAAGGCGGCCACATTTCTTATAATTAATTACGCACCTTCAACGCCGAAGATACCTCTAGGGTCGGATACTCCAAATGAGTATCTTTCTCTAGCTTTGTATCTAACGTTTCCAGTATCGAAATCGCCTTCCATTGCTGTATTCAATGGAGTTCTAACGAACATTTTCATGCCGTTAGGAACGTCAGTAATAATGTACCAAGAATCAGCATCAGTTAGGTAATTATTCACTCTGTATCCTTGAGGAATCATTCCCATGCTGTTTACTGCATTGATATCATTGTCAGCTGTTCCAGTTCTACCTTGAGATTTCATCAATCTCTCTGCATTAAATTGGTTTTCAGGTGGAACAATCATTTTAACGCCTTTAGCTGCAATTAAAAGTCCACGTTCATCAGTCATTTCTCCAATATCAATTAGAGATTGTTCCAATGAAGTTTCATTTAAGTCAGCTTGCGTTGTTAATGTGTTCGCAAATGAGCCACTTAATGTAGTGTGCGACGTGTTAAACAGAGAAACACCATCACCAGAATCAAAAGTATCCGTTGAAGGAAGACCGTTGATTAACGGGGAAGCTGCTTTAACTTGTTTAGCGTTCGCCATGGATCTCGCCAAAGCTTTTGTATATCTAGAAGCAAGTCTGTCGTAGAGGTTATCTTCGATAGCTTCTTCAGTGATAGCAAATGCTAGAGCTACTGTCTCATGAGTGTAACGAGCTGTGAAGGTTTCTTGTGCATCATCAAATGATATACCTTGACCTTCGCCTTTTACTTGTGCGTTTCCGAATCCTGATAACATAACTTCCTCTTCGAAAGCTCTGTCAGAAGATTCTACGTTGTAGATTTCAGCGTGTTGGTTTTCGTATCGCTTGTACTCCAGTCCGAATAAGGCATTCAAACCTGGTTCAAGCTCTTTAACTAACTGCGCTCGTGATATTGCCATGTTTTATTCTCCTTATACTCCTGTTGCCACAAATTGATTACCCAATTGACTCATTACAACAACGACGTCACAGCCTTGTGCAGCTACATCTTCCTGATCTGGCACTTCTGCCGAACGGACCATAGTCCACAAATAGCCATTGTTTGTTGTTGTTGAATAATTCAGAGTATCTGTTGACTGACCTTCGTAGCCAGAACCACCGTTATTTACGTTCATTCTTACTACTAAAGTGTCAGATGTGAACGTTGCAACGCTTGTCATAGTTGCATCCGATCTTATCATATACTCTTGAAATGGGTTATCATTAACGAATACGACTCCATCGCTGTTACCTGTATTTGGGTTAGTTGCGAATGTCTGACTTGCAGCTACTGAATTAGCCCACGTAGGCTTTTTGCTAGTTCCATCAACGTAAAATACGCCGTTGGAAACTCCAGCACAAAGATACGGAGTTAAAGCATCAGCATCCCAGCCAGCTCCACCAGTTTTTCCATCATCCATAGTAGCGGGTGCTAAACTTTGAAAGTAGCAATCATCGCCATCTGTATGTTGAGGTCCAACTGGTTCGTTCTTAAGAATTCGCACGCCTAAACCAGACAAGATCGGGTACTTAGATTGCCCTTGAGTCGAAGGTGTATTACCTAACGTTTCAATAGCTTTAAGACCATAACCTTGTGTTTGTAGGTTTGCCATAGTTGTCGTCTCCTAAATGTTCATAGTTTTACCTATGAACGGTTTATTAAAAATTCAGTGATAGGGAATTGGTTGTTATCCCGAGAAAATTAACTTTTCTTTGTACCACCGAAGGTTACACGAGATTGTCGATCAATATTGATCGGCATACTCTTATGCTGCTCCCTCATTAGATCGTTGTCTACTGCTTCGTTCATACCATCCGTACGTCTTTTAATGTACGCGGTACGTTGAGCTGCGATCTCTTCAGGTACCTTTGCAAGCAAAAGGCCACCAACCCCAATTACCCCCTTGTATTTTCCAGTGTCTAACACTGGGTAATCAGAAGCATTCTCTACTTCTTCGGCTCTAACTAATTCATAACCAGATCTTAATCTGCCTTGAATATTCTTAGAATCGTCGAATCCTAGAGATTCTGCTCTAATCCATCTGTACCTGAATCCATCAGGCGCAGGGGGTGCATCTAGAGAAGATGGAGGAACCCACACTTTTGGTCTTTCAGTTTTTGACCGTGTTTGGTTCGCACGAGAAGTTGTCTTAGTTTCTTTGTTCATACGCTATACCTCCTTCGTGAGTTTTAATTGTTTTGCGTAGTCTTCGAGTGGCACACCTAATTTTTTCGCGATAGCGACTTGTGAAGGCGTGAGTTTCACAGTTTTGCGACCAGGTTTTACACTTCGATTTGCCGAAGCCACCGACTGAACGGGTCTAGTCGTTTGTATATTATCACTTTTACCAAATTTATGAGGAAAGTCAACACGCATTCTTTTATCAACTTCTTCATAGTACTCGTTAGATTTAGGGTCGTAACCCTCCTTCTCAACCAAATCCTTATGGATTTCAAACGCAGTGAACGTCATAGCTCGGTCTTGACCGAACCATCTATTCTTAGATGCCCAAGCTTCTGCCTGAGGATCCGCTGGTTGTTGATAAGGTAAATCTCTCGGTGTCTGTGTTGGTAATTTACCACCGTCAGATAGTTTGACGTTTTCTTCTCTACCTTCTTTAGCTTGCTCCACTTTCGCATTCTCAAACGCTAATGTAGCAATTCTTTTGTTTGCCTCGACTTGACCTTTTGAATCACCAGCTTCAATGGCTGCGGCCAATTCTCGTTGCGCCGACTCCATGCCAGTTTTGACATTAGTCTCAAATCTTTTCCAGTAATCAGTATCCAACTTACTAAATTTACGTTGATCTTCCTGACGCTGGTTTTCTAAAGCTCTTGCGTATTCGGTTGCAGAATCCCTTTGGCGTTCTGCTTCACGCATTTTCCGAGTTAGTTTAGCAATTCTTGATTGAACTCCTTTACTATACTCTTCAAGTTTAGAGTCTTCTTGTTTCTGTTCCTTCTTTATTTCTTTAATGGTTTCTGGTTCTTGTTCCGTGATTTCTGGCTCTTTCTTTTCCGGCTCCGTCATTACGACAGTAGGCTCTTTTTCTTTAGTCTCTACTTCTGATTCATCTTTTTCTTCAGGAACCGATACTTCAGCTCCTGGCCCAGATGTATCAAGAGGAACGGTCTTCTGTTCTTTTTCTAATGGTTGTTCATTAGTATTCTCTGTGGGCATAGTTTCCTCCTATGTTAAAATGCATGAAGGATATCTGTTGGATCCTTCACGGTTGCTAAAATTTCGTCATCATTAAGAAGACGAATTTCCCCACCTTCAATTTGAATACGCGATCCCGCGTATCTAGCAAAGACAAC